GAACCTTGATGAACAAATGATAATATTAGATTGAGTAGTTTTTCTTTATCGTATGTTTTCATTTTTATTGGTTTAATTTGTTAAATAATGCTATATGTTTTACCCTGCGGTAATGTTTTTAGAGAGTTTTGATTAGTGAGTGAAAGAGGGGAGAGGAAACTGGCTACAGCCCTACTCTCCTCTACATCTTAGCCTTTTTCATTTACATTTTTAGTTCACCTTTTCAGGGTTAAAACATCACTGTCTTAACTCTTTTTTAGAACAAATGTAAATCTTCTAAGTATATAAAAGTTAGCCTTATTATGATGTAAGACTATCTTTTAATAAATTATTTGAGTGCGAAACCTTATTCTTCCAAGCAATATGCTATATAAGAAAATACTGTGAAAAATATAAGAGTTCCATACAACACCCACACTGAGGAGGTTTGTATCTCTAAATAATTATAGGGTATTATTAGGGATAATAGAAAATTTATTCCCGTGAATACAAAGATTAGTATTACAGGAATTACTATAATTCCTGTTACGATTTTAATTAGTTTTTTCATTATTTAGTTTTAGTTTTAGTGATTATTGTTATAAGAGTGGAACTAAAAACATGTTCAAACTTCTTATAACAATAAAGAAAGGGCTTTTACACCCTTTCAAAAAAACAAAACAAAAATCATTTAAATATATCCGTATTCCCTAAGGAATGCAGAATCACACTGTATTAATATGTAACCCTTTTGGGTTACAAAATTAAACCATTCGCCAGCTTTTACGGCTAATAGTCTAAATGTATTAAATTCAGCAACACTGAGTGGTATTTGGATCATATAAAAAATTTTACTGGTTTAAAAAAAAGAGAAGGGACATAGTCCCTCCTCTATTAGCTTATGCAAGTGAAGCTTCAGCAAGTGCTATTTGTAAGTTCACTATCTTCAGTTTTCCTGCCTGTAAGGCAGGAACAAATCCTTCAAATCTATTGAAGGCGTGTTCATTTATTCTTTCAACGCCTTCAGCGTCAGTATATTTGTCCCCTACTACTACTGGAGAGTAGGTAACAGTGTCACCCACTGAAAGGTTTTTAGAAATGGTTGAATTCATTGAAGACCCATCTTCAAGAACTGCAATCATGGCTCCGAGTTTATTAACTCGGAAAAACTTAACAATTGATATTTTCATTGTATTAAAAATTTTGAGAGTGAAATTAAGCGGGGGCATCGTGCCCAAAGTTTTTAAGGCATACCTGATGTTGTGGAGGTACTAACCCTGTATTTTTTCCTAGTTTTCCTATTTTTTTTTAAAAATTTTTTTCAAACCACATCTTATAATTTCTCCTTTATACCCAATAAAGGTTATTATTTTAATCAAAAAGCTAACTTTTTGTAATAAATATAGACAATAACATTACATCTCCTCCTCTCCCCCCATATTTTCTAATCAATTTAAAATTGTGGATAACTTTTTTTATCTTAGTTAGACTAAGGGTACAAGGCTTTTAAACAATAAAATCTTGCCTTCCTCCCCCTACAAATCACCCCATTTGATTTTTTTGTTGTATATTTGCATCAGCATTGTTTAATCTCTGTGAGGGAAACCTGTCATCAGAAAAAAATAATTGCTGAGTTGAATTAAAATTACATTTAGCGAGAGGATAAAAAGCTATCAAGTATGCTCCTCCAGAGGTTGACCACTAAACTAGTAAATGACTAACAATTTTAATTTGGCTTTCTTACAGCAAGGAAAAGAAGATTCTGTTGCTGCAAGGAAGTGGTGTCTCCGACAAGAAGAGAACTAAAAAAGAAATTAAGTAAAACACATTATAAAATATGCAGAGGGGCAGAGTATGGCTATTAAAAAAAGAAGCCTATCAGTAGCTAAGAGATTTAGAAAGAAACTCTTAAAGACTAGAACAAAATCAGAGATTGAATTTGAAAAACGATTAAAAGAACTAGGAATTAAATATGAAACACAATATATAGTGTTTGTTTCAGATACAAGATTTTTTATCTTAGATTTCTTTTTTTCTGAATTAAATTGGGGTTGTGAAATAGATGGGAGTTGGCATACCCTTCTAAAAACTAAAAAAAGAGATAAATGGAGAACGAAGCTTTTATTAACTAAAGTAGAAAAAGTAATAAGGATTAAAAATAAAGATATATGGAAAATAAATCTAGAAAAAATACAAAACCCTGCATATTAAAAGTTCCTATTTATGAAATAGAAATTGAAGCTTATACACATTCTGAAGCCTTTGAAAAATACTATAAAAGAGCAGGAATAAACATAAGTAGCACTGGCGCTAATCTTTTAGGATATGCTTGGGACATTGAAGATAAAAATGGTGACATTAGATTCCTTCTTTGTATTCCTGATATATATGACAATAAAACCATTCTTACTATTGTTCATGAAGTTGATCACATAGCCTGGATGGTATTAAACTATGTGGGTATTCAACCTACTTATAATGAGCATGAATGCCACACTTATTTAATGGAACATATACTACAAGAATTACAAAAGAAATATTACAAATTGTAAGCATTAAGCTTACAACAGACATAACATTAAAAAACTATAGGTATCTTTACATTATGAAACCAGTTATAAAATCAACATACAAGGTGGATGAGTTTGAATTCTGGCAACTCTATTTCAAAATTCAGAATGTTTACATGGACAAACCTTTATCACCACATGAGATCAATACAGCAGCTAAGATATGTTCAAAACCATTAACATTCTTATTAGACACAAAGAAAGCACCTCAAAACAGAAGCAGATATAATGAAATTTCTACAGAGTTAAAAATAAGTCGCACTCTCATCTATCAAATTATTAATAGTTTAATAGTTAAAGGTGTTCTTAAAGAATCTACAGATGGTTTTCTTGAGTTTAATAATAAAGTCTGTAATATAAGAAAGGGATTAAAAACAGGAGTAAAAGAATTTGATTATACATTTGAATTTGAAATATTATGATATTAGACGACATTGAAATAGCAATTAAGAAAGCTAAAAAAGAAGGTAAGACTCCTCATTATTTAAACTTAGATAGATTTACCTATGCTCAATTATTAGAAGCTAGGAATATGGAAACAGAAGATATTAAAGTACATGGAGGATTAAAAGTGTTAATCTCTCCTGAAGACGAAGGTAAAATTGAAATACTATGACAAGAAAAGAACAAATGACTAACTTACTGGACACATTTAGAAAGGATGAATTAATAAACATTATTAGAACATATCCTCATTTAGATTTAGAACATGCTCCTGAAAAACTAGAAGACATGGCTCATGATAAAGTAGTAACACTATTAACTGATTTAATGCAACTCAATGACTAAAAAACAATTAATAGTAAAATTATTAAAAGAAGATAAAATTAATATAGAAGAAATGTTAATACTATTAGAAGAAACAATTGTAGAAAAAACAATATATGTTCATGTTCATCCTTCAACTTATTTTCCTCCATCTCCTAGTGATGCTTATTATTCTACAGGACTAAATTTACACATTGACTGATTTGTTTAATTTAATAATACTAATAACACATGCTTATCAATTTAGAAAAAGTATATACAGAAATAGCAAAAGAAATTGGAATAGATAAACAATTAGTAAAAGATGTTATTAACCATAAACACAGATGGTTGAGAACACAATTAGAAAGAGTAGATAATATACATATACATGATCAATTTTGGGGAACATACAAAATCATGCCTGGTGTAGTAGCTTCTTTTTTAAATAAATATCCTAACGATTATATATTAAATAATATAAAAAAAAACTATGATGAAAATAATGAAAGATGATATATCTGCACAAACTTTAGATTTTGATGCCAGTTCTATATCAGATGAATCCGTAACAACAAATAAAAATTTTTTAATTCTACAACAAAAACTTGTAGATGAATACAATCTCACTTTAAATACATTTAATCCTATCTTTGAAAAACGTAAATTTACTGACAATAACATTATTGTTAGATTGATTAAAGAAGATTTTGCTCATCAGTATGAGCTTTTAGGAGTAAAAAGTTGGGTAAGAGCTTATGATAAAATTGCTATTCCCCGTAGTACAAGTAAATCAGGACATCAAGAATATGATTATATTGAAAATCAATTACCATATAAACCAGAAGGTGTTATAGTAGGATTTGATGATTCTTTAAAAGAAAAATACTCTTGGCTTACTCCATGTTTAAAAATTCAACTTAGTGACTTAAAGCTAATGGAATACATGTACTATCCTGATAGAAACAATGTAGATACTAATTGGAGTGAAGAAGATATTCTCAATGGTAAATTTGTATTTCCTAAATTTGAAGGATATTTTAAAATAAAAATTTCAATGATTGAAAGTTACAGTTTACAATAAAAAACTATGAAAGGAAGAACAATAATATTAAATCAAGAAGCTAAAGATAAATTAAAAAGGGGAATTGACACACTTAATGATGTAGTTAAAGTTACCTTAGGTCCAGAAGGCAGAACAGTTATAATAGCTAATTACAATGATAACACTACTCATATAACCAAAGATGGTGTTACAGTTGCAGATCAAGTTTTTCTTTCAGATCCCATTGAAAATGTAGGAGCCCAAATAGTAAAACAAGTAGCTAGTAAACAAGCAGAAGTCGGAGATGGAACTACAACTTCTATTGTGCTTGCTCAAGCTCTTATAGAACTAGGTCTTTCACAATCTATACCAAACATGTTAGCTTTTACTAAAGAACTTGAAGAAGCTAAAAACGAAGTAATAAAAAATTTAAAACTTAAAGTTAAAAAAATCACACCAAATTCCAGATTGTTAGAAAGTGTCGCCACTATTTCAGCAAATAATGATAAATACATTGGAAAATTAGTTAGCCATGCTATAAAACAAACTGGAATATATGGTGTAGTTTCTGCAGAAGCAGGACAAACTTCAGAAACTCATATTCTCCTTACACAAGGAATGGAATTTGATACAGGTTTTATAGCTCCTCAATTTATTACTGATCTTAAAAAATCAACAGCAGAACTTAAAGATGTTTGCATATTTATATATGATGGGGAGCTTCGCTCCCACACAGATGTAAACCCTTTATTAAAATTTGCTTTTGATAACAAAAAGTCTTTACTTATAATGGCAGAAGATGTTACAGGAGTAGCAAAAGATATTCTTCTTGCAGCTAAACTACAAGGAACTATTAATTGTGTTGTGGTTAAAAACCCTTCTTTTGGTGAATATAGAAAAGCTATTTTACAAGATGTTGCCACTGTTACAGGGGGTAAAGTAATTGAATCTTCTAAACTTAGAGTGTTTCATGATCTACAAGAAGGTCATTATGGATTTGCTGATAGTGTTACAGTAGATAAAGATTCTACTATTATAGTTGGCGGTAAGGGTAAAGAAGAAGATATTATTATAAGAATTCAACAAATACAAAATCAAATTTCTGCTACTTCTAATGAATTTGAAAATAAATATATGCGACAACGTATATCTAAATTAAAAGGTGGTGTAGCAGTCATAAAGGTTGGGGGATATTCAGAATTAGAGATTAGAGAAAAGAAAGATAGAATAGATGATGCTATTTGTGCAGCAAAAGCTGCTTTAGAAGAAGGTGTTGTCAAAGGAGGAGGAGTGGCTTATTTACATGCTAGAAAAGATTGTAAAAATGATGTTCTTTTTAATGCTTTAATCTATCCTTTTCATCAAATTCTTATTAATGCTGGAGTAGACAAAGGAGAAAGAGAACGTATTCAAAACAACATTTCACATGATTATGAAAAAGGATACGATGCTAAAGAAAAGAAAAATGTAGATATGTTTAAAACAGGTATTGTAGATCCTATGAAAGTGGTGAGAACAGCTCTTGAAAATGCTGTATCAATAGCAATAACTTTTCTCACAACAGAAGCCATTATTGTAGAACATGAATAAAGAATTATTATATATTAAATGAATTAATAATAAAAAGAGATAATGAACATAGCACCTAAAGTAGAATCTTTATTGCAATTACAAAATATAATAGAACAATACATATCAGCAAAAAAACCAAACGAGTTAATTATAGAAATAACATCAGCAGAAAAAGAATTACTCAATGAACAATATACATTTATAGATAAATGTCCCATTTCTAATCTTGTAAATTTTGAAACTTATTATGAAGAAATTTCCATCAGAACTAACACCAGAATCTGCTTCCAAGTTACAAAAGAAATTAACATGGACACATGAACAAGAATTTAAATCTTGGCAATTAGAAATTGAGGAAGAAAAACTTATGTTGGAAAGCAAAAGAATAGAAATTGAATATAATGGATACATTCTTGATTGTATAGTAGAATTAAAAGAAGTGTTATCTACATGGATGTTTCCTTATGATTTACCAATATCAGGAGCAGACCAACATCCTATTTCTGTTTTTAATTCTGAAGAACATCAAAGAATTAAAATTAAATTATTTGAATTAATTAATAAATTATAAGCTTTTGAAGCTTTGCTTGATGAAGCCCTCACTTGTAATGAGGAAGAAGTGGGTTTGAATCCTACCAAAAGCTCTTTAAAATAAACTATGGAAATTTTCAATATTGTAGGAGATAATCCCGTTGTTACCCCAGAAGGACTTTATATTCCAGAATTAACTAAACTTTGGAAACGTGATAAAACTAAAAACAAAACAAAAGCACAGTCAGAGTTGGCTGTGATTTATCATTTAATAGATCCAAGAAGTGTTTATGCTAAATTATCTGAAGAAGAAAGAATAGAACTTGTTCTTGCAGATTATTTAAATGGTGGTAAAGTTGATGAAGCTATGGAAGAAGCTATGGGTAAATATAAAACACTTATCACTGGACATGTTAGTAGATATTATGCTTCTCTTCTTAAAATAATGGATGCTGTTACTTTTTATTTTGGTACAGCAAAAGTAACAGGTGGTAAAGATGGAAACATAGCTCAAATAAATTCAGCTATGAATAATGCTTATAAAACTATGCAATCTTTAGATCAAGCAAAAAAATCTGCTGATAAAGAAGTAGAAACTAAAGTGTCAAAGCTTAAAGGTGGTGCTAAATTTGGAATTGTAATAGAAGAATGAGAATAGAAATAGAAGGGGTTAACCCAAAAGCAGCTCTTGAATGGCTAAGTGCATTAGATGAAATCCCCTTAGATTTACAATCTAAAGTAAGTGATTTATCTACTCGCAATCCTGTTAGTAATTTAAAGATGAAATATTTATTCTTTACTAATTCCCTCCTCTTCTCCCCCGCAGCTCAATCTTTTTCTGAATCTTGTAAATATAAACACCAAACCCCTTCTTACACTCCCTATCTTGAAGGAACTACAGCTTATAAGAAATTTTGGCAAGAAGAGAAAAAAAGATGTTTAGATGGATATGAACCTTTAATAGATGGTGTTCCTTGTGGAATTTCAATTACAGGTAAGCATTATTTTTATCTTAACTATTGCAGAATTCAAAAAAAGGTAGAGCTTCCCAATGGTAAAACATCTAAAACAGAAGACTTTCCTGATTTTCTTTCCATGGATTATTATTGGTTTCACACTGTTGATCAAACAGAAAATCCAGTAAAATATGGTAGAAGTAAATACGATAAGGAATATTTGGATATGTCAAAATCCAGAAGAAAAGGTTGGAGTTATAAAGTAGGAAGTGATGCTGTTTATATTTATAGTTTTGTTCCTGATGGAAGAGTAATAATCCTATCTCAATTTGGAGACAAAGGAAGAACAACATTTAAAATGTGTCTTGCTATGATTGATTTTCTAAACAAATATACAGAGTTTAGACAACCTCATAAAGAAAGAAGGATGCAAAAGAATGATTGTTTTATAGCTAGTGGAACAGAAGAAGAAATTGATGGAGTATGGACATATAGAGGAATTCGTACTCAAATAGAAACTATTTCCCTTAAAGATAAACCTGACAACGCAGCAGGAAAAACAGCCACTCTTTTAATTTTTGAAGAAGGTGGACAAATAGAGGAACTAAAAGCTGCAATAGAATTCTCAGAACCTACAGTAAGAGATGGAGATGATATTACAGGTATGATAATAGTTTTAGGAACTGGAGGAGACATGGAAAAAGGAGCTAAAGAATTTTCAGAAATTTTTTATGCCCCAGAAGAATTTGGTTTTAGAGCTTTTGATAATATTTATGAAGAAGCAGAAGTATCAGGAAAATGTGGATACTTTGTATCTGATCTTTGGTTTAGACCAGGAGAATTAGTACATGAAAAGAAAACTTATGAAGCTGTAGATAGTAATGGTAATGCTCACATGTGGGTAGCAGAAATATCTTTAGATAAAGAAAGAGAAAGAAAAAAGAAAGGGGATAGAAACACCTATGCTACTTTTTTAACACAAAGATGTAAAACACCATCAGAAGCTTTTTTGGTGATACAAGGAAACGTATTTCCTGTAGCTGATTTACAAGGTATATTATCTAAAAGAGTATCAGGAAAAGAATTTGATCTACTAGGAAGACATGGAGAACTTATAGAAGTTGGAGGTATGGTTTCATTTAAACCTGATATGGGTTTTAGACTTAATCCAATAGATGATTATCCTCTTCCCCATAGTTATAAAGACAGACAAGGATGTGTTACACTCTTTGAATCCCCTAGAGAAATAGCAGGGTTAATACAACCAGGAGCATACATGGTTAGTATGGACCCAATAGATATAGATAATGATGGAGGAGAATCTCTTTGTTGTATAGTTGTACTTAAAACAATGAAATATGCCCCACTAATAGGAGGAGATGAAATAGTTTGTATGTATATTGGTAGACCAAAAGAAGATACAGCAGATGAATGTAATAGAATAGCACTTAAAATGTGTAAATTTTATAATGCAAAATTATCTCATGAAAATGACAGGGGAGGAAAAGTAGTTTATGATTTCTTTATTAAAAATAATTGCCATCATTTTTTAATGAAACCTCCAGCAAGAGTGTTAAAAGGAGAAATACAAAATTCTAAAACTCTTCTTCGTAAATCAGGACACTCAATGTCTTCTGAACAAATGAAAGAACTTGGAGAAATTTATTTAAAAAGATGGCTTCTTAAAATAAGAAATCCAGGAGAACTTAAATTAATTAGAAACATGGATTTAATCCCAACTAAAAGACTATTAAAGGAACTTATTATGTATAATAGAAAAGGAAACTTTGACTCTGTAATGGCTTTAATGGGAGGAGTATTGCAACTACAAGAACTCTTTAATGAATTTATAGAAGAAAATTCAGATGCTGTAAAAAGAGATTCAATAGGACAAAAATTTAATAAAAAAATTAATAATTATTATAATAGAAATGCTAACTAATTTTCCACCACAACGTATACCATTTAAATCTAAAGACAAGGAATGGAGAATTCAATCTGTAAATTATATTTGCTCTAATGCAGATATGCAATATACAGAAGACTATAAAAGAATGTCTGAAAATTATTCTTTTCATAATAACATTATAGATCAAACAGAATTACAAAAATACTGTGATCCTTTGGGTCTTGATGCAGGGCAAGGAAGAGATTTTATTCAAGGATTTAATAAAACACCTAATAAAATCCAAATTTTAAAAGGAGAAGAGTTAAAAAGACCTTGGGCATATCATATAATGGATTATTCTAACAATGCCACCAATGAAGTGATGAGAGAAAAGAATAGACATTTAAGAGAATGGTTTGATGTAAATATAGGAAATGAAATTCAAATTCAAAAAGCTAAAATGGAAATGTTAGCTCAACAACAAACTCAAGAGCTTCCTAAAAATGAAATTAAAAAGAAATACGAAGAAATAATGCAGCAATTAGCTGCTAGGGAACAAGAGATTTTAAACCCCCAACAAATTGAAGCTAAGTTTAAATCTTATCGTACAGTTAAAGAAAAGTTAATGGCTAAGCTCATGAAAATAAAAACTCATGAGCTTAAAATTAAACATCTTAAAAACGAAGCTTTTTTTGATGCTGTTGTAGCAGGAAAAGAATTTGTAATGGTTAGTATGATAAATGGTGCTCCAGATGTAGAAATTTTAAATACATTAGGTGTGGCTTATCATAAGGGTCCTGAAGAAGAATTTACTCAGAATGGAGAATTCATCACTTATAAAAGAGAAATGTCTCTTGGAGAGATATATGATAGATATGGTACAAATTTAAATGATGATGATTTAGAAAATTTAGAAAATAGATTATCTATTGTTTATGGTGGTAACACAAAACTCTTTTCAAGAGATGCTAAAAGCGTTACTCATTTTGAAAATTTAAATACAAACAATAGATTTGGAGGTAGTGCAAATGTTTCTCATTCTGGAGGTTATGGACAAGATAATAGTTTAAACACTTATTGTACTGTTTACACTTGCTTTTGGAAATCATGGAGAGAAGTTGGCTTTTTATCCTTCACTGATGAAAATGGTAAACCTCAAATGACAATAGTTAGTGAAGAATTTACTGTTCCTAAAGAAGCTAAAACAATTAAAGTTAAACAAGAATTTGGACCTTCTAAATCTATTATAACTTGGACTGATGAAATAACAGGATTAACCTATGAATTAATATATGAATATATACCTCAAGTATGGCAAGGAACAAGGATAGATCAAGAAATTTTTTTAGATATAAAACCATATCCTTATTCTAGAGTTAGTTTATATAATCCTTTTAAATGTAAACTTCCAATTTTTGGAACCGCATATAACACAAGAAATGCCCCTATTGTTTCCTATATGGACAGAATGAAACCCTGGGCTAAACTATATCTTTTACTAATGTCTAAATTGTTAAAGCTCATTGCTCAAGATAAAGGTGTTGTTGTTCTTCTTAATTTATTAATGGTAGATAAAGATCTTGATTTAGATAAAACTTTGCAATATGCTACTGATGCTGGTTACTTAGCTTATAATCCTATGCAAAATGCAGAAACAGGACTTAGAGGTTTAGTAACAAACATGAAAGCTGCTGAAGCATTAAATCTTTCTAATATTCAAAACATTAGACATTATACAGATCTCCTTAGGTTTACTGAAGATCAAATAGGAGATGCTGCTGGTATATCTAAGCCTAGAGAAGGACAAACTGCAGGTAACAGTAATGTAACTGATAATAGACAAGACTTAATTCAATCTGCTGTAATAACAGAACCTATTTTTGCTGCTCATGATTTATTGTGGGAAGATGTACTTAATGAATTAGTTTATCTTTCTCAAATAGAAATAGCTGAATCTGGAGGAGTATCTAAAAGAGGAATTTTATCTGATGATGAAATAGCTATTATAGAATTAGATGGTACAGCTTTTGATCCTTGTGAATTAGGAGCTTATGTTTCTAATAATGGTAACGCTAATATGATTTTAGATCAAGTTAAAAGTAATGTTCAAGCCCTTATTCAGAATGACAAAGTGAATTTATCTACTTTTATTTCTTTATTATCTGTAGAAGATATAGGAGAAATGAAAGCTGAAATTAAAGATTTAGAAAATAACATAGCTCAAAGAGAAGCTCAAATGCAACAATCTCAATTAGATTCTCAAGAAAAGCAAACTAAAATGATGATAGAAAGAGAAGAAGATGCTCAAAATCATGATAAAGAAATGCATATTTTAGATGGAGAATATAGTATTGAAAGAGAACAAATTAGGGTTACAGCAGCAGCAGCTATTGGTGTAAAAGATATAGATGTAGATGATAATGGAG